AGCTCGGCCGAGCTGACCGTGACCTCGGCGGTCTGGATCAGGTCGGGGTCCACGTCGGCGGTCAGGATCGCGTTCGCGGGGATCTTCGCGGCGGTCACCGCGTCGTCGGCGATCTTCGCTGTCGTCACCGCGTCGGCAGCCAGGTGCGCCGTCTGGATCGTCGGCCCGAATCTCTGTGATGTCCTGGGCATGTGTCGTCTCCAGTGGCGGGCGACCCGAGGGCCGCCCACCGGAAGGGCCATCAGGCCACGGCATCCTCGATCAGGTAGCCGGATAGGGCGTCTCCGTTCGAGTCTCGCGTGCCGAAGATCAGGTGCCAGTTCCCGACGGCGTTGAGCACGGTCGAGCGCTTCACCTTGGGCTCGCGGTCGATGGTGAACTTCTCGCTCGACGCACGCCAGCCATACGCGCCCTCGGATCCGAGCAGGTCGGCCGTCTGGGTCACGTAGGCGAGCACGGCGTGCTTGCCCCACACGTCGGACTTGGAGCTGGTCTGCCCCTCCTTCGCCGCGTTCCTCCGCGCCTTGCCGACCACCACCTTCTCGAGTCCGAACCCGACGAACATCGCCTTGAGCTGATCGAGGGTGGCGAGACCGCCGGCCGCGGCGGGGATCCGCGCGACGATGTCCGGGTGCTGGAGCAGGTGCGACTTCACCTCGGCCGAGATCACCAAGACGTTCGGCTCCATGCCGCCGTTCTGGCGCGCCGCCTCCATGCCTGCGATGATGACGCCGACCGGATCAGAGCTGTCATCACTCCACTGGCTCGTGCCCGAGAGCTGCGTCCGGTTCGACGCCGGGTAGTTTCCCTGGGTTGTCGCCTTGGTCGCGGTCGCGATCTCCAGCGCCAAGAAGTAGCGCTGGCGAAGGAGGAACGCCGCGCGCTCCCAGACCTTGTGCGGGGGGCGCATGTTGCGGAGGTTCGACTCGGTCACTTTCCGCGCGAATGCATACTGCACCGCGTCGAAGGTGATGTCACTCACCGAGTCATCGACAAAGTTGTAGTCCGCGCCGTCGGGCCACTCGGACTTCTCGCCGCCGTAGCCATAGGTGTCGTCGCCGTAGACCATGATCTTGTCCGAGTCGCCGGAGACGCCCGGCAGCTCAGGGAAGAGCTCGTCGGCGATGAAGATGGGATTCGACCAGCCCAGCGCGATGTTGGTCAGGCGCTGATCGATGCGAAGGTCGGACTTGCTGAATGCACCAGCAGGCATTGGTCAGCTCCTCTCAGGAATCGGCCGCGCCGATGTAGGTTTGCGGGACGAGCGTGACCGGGATGACATCGTTGTCCACCCCAGCAGCCTCGGCCCGAGCAATGGCGAAGTCTCCGTCGCCGTCCGCGAGCACGGCATCGCCGCTCGCGTCCGACTTCAGGAGATTACCGGCAGCCACGGTTCCGCCAAGCGTCACCTTGGAACGCCCAGCGACCGCAACCTCGGCGATCTCGCCAGCGGCATCGGGCGCGTTCTCGAGCACGCCGATACCCTTCTCACCAGCACCACACGTCACGACCTGTCCAGCCGTCGAGTGATGCTTCATGAACTTCCATTGCTTCGCCGAGAGGTCGCCCGATGCGACCAGCCCCGGGGCAACGGTGGCGTCTCCAGAGAGGGCCATGATTGTCTCCTTTTCGGGTGTGTGTCAGCAGTAGGCGAGCTGGTACAGCGCGCGGCATCCGCCGAACACAATCGCCTCTGCGGCGTCGCGGTCGCACTTGTCCTCGGCCATTCGCTTGTCGATGCGTCGCTCTAGCTCAGAGGACGCATCTTGGGGGGTCATGCGGGAAACGTCGGGCTCGGGATCGGGCTTGCGCCCGTCCGTGCTCCCGACCTCGCCCAGCTCGACGACGGGCGCCACGGTCTCGAAGAACGCCACGGCGTCAGTGTGATTCGCAGCGAGCATGGCGCGCGCCTGCGTCTCGTTCTTGTCGGTCACCTTGCCGGCCGCGCGCAGGCCCTTGATCTCGCGATCGATCGTGTCCTTGGTCTGCGCGTTGGTCAGCTCGATGATGGTTCTGTTCGCGGCGGCGAGGCCTGTGGCCAGCGCTTCGACCCTCGCCTCAAGAGCCGAGGTATTCTCGGCCGAGCCGGCGGGAGTCGTGTCGTCGGCGTCTTCTGCCTTCTCCGCGCCCTTCTCCGCGCCCTTCGCCGCGGCTTGGAGCTTCCTGATGGCGTCCTCGATGGCGTCCTCAGATTCGACGCCGAGCAGGCCCATGATCTTTTCGAGCATGATCGGTCCTTTCGGCCCGGCGTCCGGGCCATTGGATTGCGCGGCCAGAGCCGGCCGCATGCCCTTCAAGAAGGGCTCGACCAACAAGCCCCACGCGGTCACAGTCGGACCGTGGTGCTTGCCGTGTTCATCGGTATAGTCAGGAACGATCTCGGCGGATACCTCGTCCATCGCTCCACTGGTTACGAGCTTCTTCCCCTCATCGGTCCATACGGTGCGGCCTTCGAGGATGTCCCCGTCCTCGCGTAGCTCGACTGTCGTCGCGATCTTGCGAAAGTCGACCGCGTCCACTCGCTCGCCCATGCGCGCCCTGAGCTGGGGGTGCCCGATCTTGCCGGGGATTCGCCCGCCGAGCACTGCAAAATTATTGACGAAGGACGCTAGCCACGCCTTCGTGATGTTGAGGCGCTTTCCCGACCAGTGGATGAAATCGCCGCGCTTCGCGATCTGGATCCAAGTCCCATCGGGGTCAGGCTCGCCGTCCCCGAAAGTGACGCGATGGGACGCGAAGCACAGCCCGGCACACGCCTCAGCCGCATCCTCCAGCACCGCATTTGCCGCGCGCATCGCCTCGCCCTTGTCGTCGGTGCGATCGAGAGTGTCGTTGAATACCTCAATCCACCGCGATCGGAGTGCCGCCGACAGTTTGGCGACGTGCTCGGGTAGCTTCGGATCGGAGGGGCCGGAGTAGGGCATCACGCCACCTTCACTCCGTAGACCGAGACACGATATTCTGGCGTCGTCCCGGCCGGCGTGAACTTCGCCCTCGCCCATGCCGCATGGACCGGCACGACCACCCGCGTCGAATCGTCCTGGTCGGTCACGGTCCAGATCGACTCGGGGGCTGTGACCGCGTTGCTGGTCGGCGATTCGTTGTCGTCGGTGGTCTCGATGTGGACCTGTAGCCACGGGTTCGTTCCGCCTCGCTTGTCGGCCTCGTAGGTCAGGTGCAGCTCGCGGGCATCGCCGACGTATTGCCACCCATCGGTATCGGTGGCGCTCGGCGTTGTGGCGGTAATCTTCTTCGAGCGATACAGCTCGAACGGCGTGGTTCGTCGCATCGCGTCAGGCATTGCGTCGTTCTCCCGTAACGTTCACCTTTGCGTCACACCCGACCGCCGACGTGAGCTTGATCCGCGCCCACCGAGCCACGCCAAGGATGTCTTCCGTCAACACCTTGACAGCGCTCGCGCCAGCGGCGGCGTTCAGGTCCCCGCTCGAGAGGTCATACCATTCGTCGGGGCTGTCCTGCTGGTAGGAGACCTGCACCTTGGATGCGGTGATGGCATTAGCGCCGTCATTCTCCACGGCGACCGTCAGGGTGCGACAGTCGCCGATCCAGGTGTGGTTGTTTGTGTCGCTCCCGTGCGTCGCAGGCCAGACTGTTGCTTCGGTGGTGAGGGTGTCATAATCGACCTCGGGCCATTCGCGAATGCTCATGCTTCGCCCTCCGGGGGCAAGTTGCTATAGACTTTCTGGCAGCGACACCGATTCCGACCACGCGCGGACCGTGTCGAGATGCACTCTTTATACGGCAGCCTCGTGCGCACGTCCTCGGCGGACCCGACGCGGACTACGGAGAGGTCGACGCGCTTGCATTCGTCACAGATCTTGCCGTCTTCCAGGACTGTCGAATATGTCGCCCATTCGGCGCCGCGCGCTCGCGCCCGGATGTCGCGGCCGGAGTTGAAGCCGGTGGCGACAACATTTCGCAGCGCCCCAAGGGGCTCGTTCTTCGAGAGCCGGGCCATCGCGTCGGAGATCGCGTCCTCGGAGAAAGTCGGCGCAATCGCCTGGCCGGCAGCCTCGGCCGCGGCCTGCGCGGCGAGCTTGGTCGCGCGGTCGGATACGGCCGTCGACGCCAGCGCGCCGAGTGCCTTGCGGATCTCGCCGATGGTCGTGGCCGGGTTGTATCCGGGGCCGGTCGGAACTACCACGCGCTTGCCGGGCTCGACACCAAGGATTGTCTGGAGGCGCTTTAGCTCGCCTTCGACTTGACGCCCCCCATCGTCGAGCGCACCCACCCCGATCGCCTTGATCTTGCGGGTATACTCGTCGACGAACTTCCGGTGCGCGCGAATGTCGTCGAGCTGCGCAGCCGAGAGCGGCTCGTTGGCGCGGATCATCGGCCGGATTCGCTCGACGACCGACGCAATGAATCGCTGGTCGAACTCGTCGAGCAGCTTCGAGGCCGTCGACTCGGCATCGTCCCACCGACCGGCGAGCGCCTGGAAGTCCACCACTCGCTCGGCACCGACCAAGGCGCGGGCAAAGCGGCCATCACGGGCGCTCGGATTCGCGCGGTCCACCACGTAGTCGAACTGACGGGGGATCGCCGCACACGCAAGCGCCTGGTTTTCGACCGCCTCTTTGGCGGGGTCCGCCCCCTCGTCGTCGGTGCCGTCGTCGCGCGAGATGGCCATGTCGGGCACAGCCTCGACCACGTCGCGGGGGGCGCCGGCCCGGCCAAGGAGGTGGCGCTGGAGCTCGGGGGTGAGGATCCCGCCAGCACCGAGGATCGACACTAGCGGCGCGATGTCGTCGGCGATCTCGCGGGCGCGCAGGTCGGAGCAGGTCAGCTCGCCTGCGCCGCCATTCACGTCGTCGCCCCAGTTCGCGCGGACCACCGGCCAGATCCAGCCGTCGCGATTCTGCTGGGCGATCCAGCGGGCATCCCCCTTGATCACGCCCCAGAAGACCGGCTCTTGGGACTTCGCCGCCGAGAATGCCCCGGTCTGCTGCTGGCCGTGGAGCATGAAGTGCGCTAGCACGCGCTGCGCGGCCATCTTGTCGCCGTAGTCCATGACCATCTGCGCTCGCTCGATGCCGTCGCTGGCGGTCTGGAGAAACTCGATCGCGAAGCGCTCGGACTCCATGACGTAGGAGTCCTCCCGAGAGACGAAATCCTCGACAGTGCTCACAGCGGCATCGTCCTCGCCCTTGACCGTCGGCGCAGAGCCGTCGCGGATGCTCAGCTTCGGAACACCGCCAGCTCGCTCAACCATGATGTTGCGAAGGTTGCGCGCCTCGCGGGCGGACACGAACTCCCCCCAGCACGAACGCAGAATCGACCGCCCCTCTAGGTCGTTCCCTTCCTGGTCCCACACCAGGTGCAGCAACCGATCGCCGGGGATCTCGCGATCCTCGGAGCTTCCCTCGTCGTCGGAGATGATCTCCTGGACCAGCCGACCGACTCGGATCCCGTCGGGATACCACTCGCGGATGGTGTCGGGGGGGCGGGGGGCGAGGTAGGCCGAGATGCGGCCGTCGGTTCCGACGAAAAAGACGCGCTCGAACGGGTAGTTCCCATACCGGCGGCACATGAGTTGGTGCCGCAGAGTGTCGCGCCAACCGAACGCTTGGTCGTGTGCCGGGGAGAAGAGCATCGACGCGACGTGCTCCTGGATCTCGCGGACTGGGTGCGTGTACTCCCACTCGGCAGCGATGATCGGGCGCTCGATCAGATCGAGGGTGGCCGCGATAGCCGGCGACGACATCCACATCTCGCGATAGCGCGCGTACTTGTCGCGCCCGTCGAACTCGTTGTTGACATCGCCGCCCGAGAGAAATCCTGAGTAGGCCGCCACGCGGGCCGGGTGGCCTATCGGCCTTCTGGGCCGCGGCCGAGGCGCGGCGCCCAGCAGCACGGCGGGCGGGGGCGACCGGAACGCGGTCGCGGCGGCTCGGACACGGGACGCAATACCCATGCGTCCACCAATAGCCGCCAATCTGGCGCACGTCAAGGGATCCCGTGCCGATATGGCAATCAGAACCGGGCGCTGTGCCTTTTTGACGCGCCGGATAGACGCTCGCGAACCGCCATCATCGAGCCCTGATCACCCCGCCGATGCTTCTCCGCCATCGTCACGCGGTAACGGATCTCATCGGGGGCGTGGTCCTCGGCGTCGGTATCCACGTCATCCATGTCGCGCTCGGATCGGGGTAGCGCGGGCAGAGTGCGTTGCGCCTGGTCGCAGACATCGGAGAAGAAGATGCCCGGCTGCTCTCGGGGGGCACCATTCGGGATAGCGTCGCGGAGCCGGCGGCGCAGCAGATCCCATCCGATCTTGCGCGAGCCAGGCCCCTTGTCGGCAGCGGTCCAGTAGACGCCTGCGTGGCGCATGTCCCGCTCGACACACATCCCGTTCTCGCTCGACCAGATCGCCGAGTCGGCCGGTCCTGGCCGCACCCGCGAGGCAACGCCCATCGCCTGCTCGCGCCCCAGGATGCCACGGGCGATGTCGGCGGCGAACATCCGCGAGCCCTCGTTCGGCCGCCCCGTCCACCCATACCACTCGGCGAAGCGGTAGAGGTCGCCGCGCACGGTCGGGCGTCGGGTGCCGTCGCGGAGGATGAGATCGGTGCCGTCGGACTCGGCCCACCAGCCGACGCTGAATGG